TATATAACGGCTTACAAAAAAGTCATAATAATTTGTCCCAAACATGGAGAGTTCTTACAAGTTCCACATAATCATCTCCACGGAAAGGGATGCCCCAAATGTTGTCTTTCGAAGGGGGAAATAACCATACAAACTTGGATGATTAAAAATAAGATCAAATATATTTTTCAAAAGACATTCGATAATTGCAGAAATCCTAAAACAAATTATAAATTAAAATTTGATTTTTATATTCCATCAAAAAATATTCTGATTGAATATGATGGTCGGCAACATTTCGAGATGGGATATATTGGAGGAAATGGCGGGAAGTATTTTACCACTAATAAAGATATGAGGGAATTGAAATACAGAGACGCAATAAAAACTAAATTCGCCGTGGATAATTGTATTCCACTATTAAGAATAAATTATAAGAACTTACATGATATAGAAAATACATTGGGAAATATATATGCGAAATAAAAAACAAAAGATAAACGAGTTGGAAACATATATCCTCCCGTCGGATAATGATGAGATGCGAAAATTCATATCTAAATTCAAAGTGGACATGATGGAAAACGTAGTATCTTCGATAAAATTCGCAGTAGAACATAAACTTCCTCTGGTCGAAGTTTTCCAATTTAAGGGCACTCCATTCGTTGTTACCATCAACGAACATGAGTTCATTCCTAATCTCTCACACATTCATAAATTCTATTTGGATAATGAAATGTATGAGTTATGTCAGCGGGTAGAAGTGTTATGCGAAACCCTTAAGAAGAATGAAAAAGAAAACCAAAAACCAACCGGACCTAGTTCAACCACTTAACGACATTAACCAAGACCATAGCCCGGTCATTCCGCAACGAAGTAAACTAAAGTCAGTTCTCAAGATATACAAACGAGAGTTGACCGCCCGACAGAAAGAATTCCTCGCCCTCGCAGCAGATAAATCCACGAAGATTATCTTTGTATCCGGTCCTGCCGGAACAGCCAAAACATTCCTATCTATCTTCCACGCTTTGACTATGATTAACGAAAAGCGGGTTAGTGACCTCATCTATATTCGCAGTGCGGTAGAATGTTCTGAGCGCAGCATAGGGTTATTACCGGGAACTCTCGACGAGAAAATTGGGGTGTATCTTCAGCCGCTAGTAGATAAATTGGAGGAGTTATTGCCTAAAAACGACATTGAATTATTAAAAAAAGAAGAAAGAATTACAGGTATGCCCCTTTCATTTTTGAGAGGGCTGAATTGGAACGCAAAGGTCATTATTGCAGATGAGGCTCAAAATATGACCTATAAGGAAATTTTAACACTTATCACTAGAGTCGGAGAATTTTCAAAAGTATTTGTAATTGGTGACAGCGGCCAAAGCGACATTAATGGAAAAAGTGGATTCTTAAAAATGATGGGAAATTTTGACGATGATGAAAGTCGTAAAAATGGAATTTTTACATTTAAGTTTGGGACCGATGATATAGTAAGGTCGGGAATAGTTCGGTTTATTATTGAAAAATTAAATCGAATTATTTGACATATTCCCACTTAAATCCCAACGCAGATTTAACGAAATATCCTCTTTTATCTGGAGTTTTACGACATACAGATGGAATGGCCGAGGTTCGTTTTCCATTTAACGCCATAGATGCCTCGGGAGCGGATGTCCATATTTTCAGTTCGTTTCCAGTGGCAATATCAATTTGTCTGACGGGGAGTTTATATTTGGAACAATCTTGTTTGGCTCTCATTTCACGCATTTTTCTTTTTGTCTCTTCGGAATGTGTTTTTCCGAAGAAATGATTCTTTTCTCCTGAACTGGATTTGGATATTCGGAGTTTGGTTTCTTCACTCATTTGTTTCCCATACATTGGATTTTTGGACCCTATATGTGATAAGGATAAAAGTCTTTTCGCTTCATCGGTGTGTCTTCTTCCAGATGAAGAGTTTTTAATTTTTTCTTTTGCTTCCGCCGTATGATGATACCCATTACAGCCCGTTGACGATTCCAATATGTTATATCCATTTGGAACCAATGTATTTATCGTTTTAATGAGATTCGTTTCTATTTCCAACAATTCCCCATTGTTATATTTATCTTGCGTATGCAGAATAAAAACGTCAAAATTTTCCCATCCATATTTTCGAATTGCTCGTTTTATGTAGCAATCGTTCTTCTTTCTTCGACTGGAATTTCGATGTATTCCTATTCTTTCTCGGAGATTGTTAGATTTCCCAATGTAACTTTTATTGTTGATTTTGTTTGTTAAACAATATATTCCCGGCACCCTTGGAATTATATCATTATTTTCTAGTTTGAGTTTCATAGTATCGTTTGAGATTTTTTTTCTTCACTGCTTCTTTATTCCGCTCGTAATATCGCATGACCGCATTGCGATTTGCCTGTGTTTTTTCGTCATCTGTAAAATATTTTCGGTTTCTTCCCATACCCATAAATATCGGCATAATAAATAAAAATGAGAAAAATATTAGAAAAAAATCATTTTATCATTTGAAGCACAAAAATCGTCGTCAATACTATTTATTAACATGGCAAACAAAAGAATTTCCGAGTTAGCTCCGTATCCGACACCAACGTCGAATGATCTCCTGCTAATCTCCGATGTAAGCGCACACGAGTCTAAAAAATTGACCCTTGGAAACCTCAGCACTTTTATTTTGAGTAGTGGTGGCAATTTTACAGGGTCTTTAATGGGAACTGCCAGTTATGTTTTAACCGCTTCTTATTTGACACCAACCAACGTCTATACCATTTCGGGGTTGACCTCTAGTGGCAGTATTAATATTAAAGGACCTCCCGCATTATTAAAGTTATATTCTCATACCAACCCTACCATATGGTTCAATGCTACTGGGTCATCGCCCGGTGTTGGTGCATTAAGTTTCACCAACTTCAGTTGTTTTCGTTTATCTGATTTAACAAATGATGTTCCGGCGAATTTATTCTGTGGAAACATAACCGCCAGTGCGTTGCAAGGTGAGGGAACTCAAATAACAAATATTCAATCGGCAAGTTATGCTCGAACTTCGTCGTATGCTCTTACATCCCTTCAGTCAGTATTGCAGGCATCGTTCGCAGACCAAGCTCGGACAGCATCCTATTTGTATTTTGTTCCGGGGGGGAATACTGGGACTGCATCTTATGCTTGGACTGCATCATCCGCATCATCGTCATCATATTCTTCTACTTCAAGTTATGCCTTGAATTCGGCGAATGCTCAACTGTCAAATGGCGCAACATATCAAATCACGTCGAGTTGGGCAAATAATGCAAAAACAGCATCTTATGTTCAAACGGCTTCGTTTTTAGCATTCAACGGGGTTCCAAATGGAACTGCATCATATGCTATTTATGCTGCAAGTGCTCCCAACATTCGTCAAAATTTTGGAACATTTAATGCTATTACGCAATCCATATATTCATCACAACTAGACATGGTAAGTATAATCCCGACGTTTGGTGGACAACAAGTAACCAGCTTTGAGGTATATGGAACGGCGCATATCCCGTTCTCAAGCTCTCGATTAACCAATGGACAAATTGAAATGTTTGTTTTGGACAGAGCAACGGGATATTCTCAGTCTCTTGATTTTTCGTCCGCATTTGTAAATATCGGATGGGCAAGCACTACAATTTCAGGGACAATGTGTTATCCATTCACGCTCTATGGAGAAGCTTCACTCTATGGATTGTATCAAGTCTATGTGACGGCATCCAATAATGATGTTTATTTCGATACAGATCGAACAATGAAATACAAAATTACTAGCACAAGCGACCAGCTTTTAGTGCAGTCAGCAGAACCGATGCTGTTTTCTTCATATCCCATCCATGCAAATATGCTTTATTCTTCAAGCTTATATCCCGGAGTGGCGTTCCAAGGTTCGGCGTCTCAAGTAATATATTATGGGTCAAACGTCGTAACAAGTTTAACCATTCCACCTTCGAGCGTTAATAATTTGTATTACACATGGACATTAAGCGGACTTGTAACAATGTCCGTTGATAATAATCCGGGATTAAGTGATTTGGGTGGCATACCAAATTCATGCGTGTCAATGTCCGCCGCAAATTGTGGATTGTCTACTCTACCATACATGTCGAGCGGAAGCCTCGGATATTTGAATGTCCCCGGCAATACTATTGTGGACGATCTTGCATTGCCAATCTCGATGAGCTACGTAAATGTCGCAGGTAATTATTATGTTAATTTACCGCATCAATTGCCCGCTGGATTGACTGTTCTAATTGCTGATGGAATAGGAATGACCAACACACCCTTCGGTATGCCTAACAGTTTAATAACAGCATCATTCAATGGTTGTTCAAACCTTCATTATTGGATGCCCGGAGCATTGCCAACGAATTTAGGATACGTGGATACCAGTGCAAGTCCACTGAGTAATTTTCCAACGTCAATGCCTTCAAATTTGAGTTATGTAAACGTTTCGAATTGCCGATTGAGTCATACCTTCATAAGTAATATTGCCGGGGGTCTTGTTTCCAATGGGTTGTCCAATGGATTATTAGCATTTATAAACAATCCATCAAGCGAATCGGCGTTTAATATCATACCCAATATTACTACGTTAAGAAGTCGTGGGTGGACAGTCATATCTTAAGAATTAAATATGTCAGAATATAATATCAAAATAAGTCAACTCAACCCCTTTCCGTTAGGGAGTGATACACCACGCTCGGAGGATTTTTTCCCAATGGTCAATAGTTCGTCAATGACGACTTATCGAACGACCATTCAAGACATCGGGAGCATAATGACCCATTCGATTTATGCGGATACCGCATCGTATGTATTAAACGGAGGAAATGGGGGGACACAAGATAGTTGTTCGTGGGCATCAGCGTCTCTCAGTTCATCATATGCTATTTCAGCATCTTATGCTATTTCAGCATCTCACGCTAATTTGGCAGATTCGGCATCTTATTATCCTTCCCAAGTAATTTCCTGTTCGTGGGCATCTCGGTCACTTCAATCTTGGTATTCTACTAGGTCTATTGATGTTGACACCAGTGGAACAATTCATAATTTTCCATACTGGACGAGTAATGTTCCGGGAACTTCGGGAAATGGAAATTTAAGTCAAGCATCCATCATGTCTAATTTTTGGACACAACAATTCAATCCAAATGACCGGCAAGTGGTTCTTATCGATAGTGCATCTACCCTCGTCGTAGGTGCAATAACCCAGTCTTATTTGCCCAATTATACGATGGAACATTTTACTCCTCAGTCTAATATGTGTTGGGATGGAGTTTCTCCCGGTGGTTTGACTTCATTTTGGCCATTGACGTCTCAAACATTCGTGGGAATTGACCAGCGATTTTTTCCATATGGAACCGCCGATAAACTGTCACCATATCTATCCGAGTATTTTTCCGGCAGTGCAGG